ACTACAGGAGGCAGTAGACAATAGTAGGACTGAGGAAATTGTAGACCTTACACTTGCACTTAATGCTTTCATGCCTGTTTATATTGATAATTGGGACAGGAAATTCAGAGACACATGGGATCATGTAGTAAAATGATTTTCAATAAAACAGAAGCGAATCGAAAGAATGAAATGTGTGGACTAGTTCGGCTATGGTGTGAATTCACGCAAAATATATATGCAAAGGAAGAAAGCCGAGTTAGTCCACATAGTTAGCGCTGAGGTTCTTCAGCCTGGGTGGACTCCAACCATTAGCCAAGAAGAATTAAACGAGGCAAACGAACGCCTAAAAGTTGTCCACAACCAATACCGTTGGCGCTGGCTAAGCCATGCGTGTAACCTCTGCGGATCAGTCACTCTGCATGCCGAGGCACACACTCTCAATGTTGCAGCTTAACTCTGCTTTACTTGCCACCGCAGCTGAATTCACAGGCCAGTACAGCCCTTATCAAGCCATAGAAATTTCACCAGCTAATGGTGGTGGAGTCTTCGTTGCTTCAACTGACAAAGGCAATATTGCTTGCCTTGGCTTTGATGGCCAAGGAACTGCTGACGAAACCATCCACCTGCTCCCCAGCACTGAATTAATCAGAGCTGCTCGTGGTATCAAGAGTGCGCCTAGAGGCATCGAAATCACAGGCATAACACCTGGCAGCCACAGCGCGATGGCCAAGGTCACCACCTATATGAAGTCAGCCAGTAAAGCAGTTGAAGTTCCAATCCAACTCTCTGGCGTTGACTTCCCGCCTCTTGCCAAAACAATGCAAGCTGTTCTTGAGCGCTGGGGGAAAGCACCTTCCTCATCAGATACAGCCGGGAGATATGACGCCACCTACCTCAATAAAGCAATCAAAGCCCTTGGTGGTGCTCATGCATCAATCACTTTCTCTTGCTTCGATGGCGGCCCACTAAGACTTCAAAGCCCCGATCAGGACGTAGTAATCCTGGTAATGCCACAAACAGCAGACCCAATTCCTCCTGTACCTGACTGGCTCGAGGTCTTCTCTGCAAGATAGGCCACACACTGCGCTTGCCACGCGATCAAAACACGTTACGTTGCTGGCACTTGAGATGAACTCTTGACCACTGCCACATTGATTCTGGTATTGGCAGCACCACCTGTACAGGATTGCAAGGATGGAATCGAGGTCTTAGAAGCCTTTGCTCAAGTTCCAGGCAATGAACCTGTTGATGTTGTTGTTAGAGCCATCCTCGGCAAAAACGGTTCGGATGCAGCCGACATGCTGAAGGGCAAAGCTGCAGGCGATCTCATCATCACTGAGGGTGAACTCAGGCTACAAAAGGATTCTCCACCTGCTCTTTACGTTCGAACAGTCAGCGAAGGCCACAAGGACCAATACATCAACAATGTCCTACTCGTTGGAAGACTTGCTGAGAAATGTCGCTCCACTGAAAAGAGCGCTGCTCGTTCTGTAGGCGTTAATCGCTACTACAGAAAACAAGGAGAAGAGAAGCCAGTTGAAGAAACCGACTGGTTCCGAATACGTGGCTTTGGCTATCAAAAGGACAAGCTCGAGAAAGCCGACAAAGGCGCATTAATTGAAGTCGTAGGTGTGCTCTCACAAAGGACCAGCAGAACCGGAGAAGGATATGCGGAGATCAAGCTCCGCTCATTACGTACCCATCAAGGATCAAAGGCTGGCTTTGGTGCTGATCCTGCCTCAGGAAAAGCGGCGGGCTACGACCACGACGCCTTCACTGGCAACAACGACGACGAACCCATGCCTTCTGACTGGAGCTCTAACTAACTATGTCATCACCATTTCTGCCTCCTGATTACCGCACTGCAACTAAGCAAGAAAACTCCAATGCATCAGAGGACAAATTCTGGAATGCCAAGAAACTTGGCGATGGTGAATCAGCGACCTTCAGGCCCTGCGGTACACACAGCAGCGGTCATGTGATTGCTGGCTTCAAATACTTCACCGTCGACAGCAAACCCAAGAGCACAGCCAAGTATCCCGACAACTACTTAGATGATGTTGGCCTTGCTTATGACTATCACAAGCTCAGCCCAGACGCCAAGGTTGCCAAGTACCAAGAGGTTAAGGCCATGCCAGGGGCCGAGCAGAAGGAACACCTCGGCAGACCTTCTTACTTCCTGCAGTTCACAGCACTCTCGAAAGAAACCAAGGAGTTCGTTGCTCTTGAAATTTCACAGAAAGGAATCCGTGAATACTTCGAGGAGTATCTCTCCCAAGACGACTTTCTTTTCCTAGATAGTGGGATCGCAAATTTCACAATCACGATCAAGAAAAAGATCGAAGGTGGTAAGACTAATTACCTACTAACAGCAAGACTTGCTAAGCCGCCAGCTGCTGTCGAAAAGGAATGGCTTGCTGTCAAGGATGGCATCTGGATGCCAGCAATCTTCGAAGGAGGTGATCCCTTCGCCGGTAAACCTGCCCAAGCGAAAGTTACAGGCCTGCCGCCTACAGCACGCGATGAACTGGGTGCCGATAAAGAGCTTGAAGATTCGATGCCAGAGGAAGGATGGTGACATTTGTTAAATCCTCCGATCTTCTATCTCGTAAGAAGGTAAATCTATTGCCACAACAGTTGAATTTTATGATCATGGAATCATATTCCTGTGTTATACATAACTCTCATGAAGTACATATGCCTAACCAGGACATATTAAGTGCAAGATCTGTAGCTCAAAAAGCTCACCCTGAACTACACGGTGTCAAAACAAGCCCCTATGTTGTTAATCGCATGACACACAGCAGTTGGCATATTCCCAAGGACAACCGATGACAGACGCTTCTAGCGAGAGTCGAGGTCAATCTCTTATCCCTACTCGGAAGAAGTCTTTAAGGAGACTTATCTCTCAATACAAGGCACGCTTCAACGGTTCACCTTCTATTCCTGTACTTACCAGTGATACCAGCGAGGGTGCCAGTCAACCCAGGTCCTTAAAACTAATCGCACCGTTTAATACTCCTCCGACCGAGGAAGAGCTCGAGGCCCTCGAACAGCTACGTAAAGAGAACTACCTACTCGAATATCAATATTATGAAGGAAGTCCCCAGTCCGCAATCGCCGCCTTCGTCCCAGTCAGCCCAGATCCTCAACTCTCTTGAGGCTGCTAGTACAACAGAAGACGTCCGCAATCTCATGAACACCTATGGCTACGACCAAGTAGCTCCTATGTGGAATGAGATCAGCACTGCCCAACGTGCAGCACTAACGATCATTCGCAATTTCAGCGGTTCTAAAATTATTCATGAGCTCGACGACTCCTCAGAACCAAACGGATCTACTCATCCTCGCTGAGCTCAGATCGCTCAATGCTCAGGTCGCAAAATCAAACGAGTTCCTTAGCGATCTTCACTACTTACTAAACGGCTTCACCTCTGGGGGCGCAAGCTTTAACGGCTATTTGCCAGACGCATTCACTACCGCATACCTAACAGTCCTTAGCCCCGTACTTGCAGAGCGTCTCAAGAAGGAAGACCTCTGCCTAGAAGAAATAATGAAAGGCGGCACCCTCCTATCTAGACAATTACTAGACGAACTCAGCGCGTACAGATCAGAACAAGAAGGCAAAGACGTTCTTAGCGATGCACTTGAACTATTAAATGACCCTTGGAAGAAAGATGAACAACTCGGAAATGGACAACCGGACCAGACGTAGATGGATAGAAGCCTTGCTCACACTTGAGGATGCAGGAAAAACGGACTCTGCCTTCTACCGCAGAGCCCTTGCTATTGCAGAAGGTCGAAACGATCCTGGTTTTATCCATACCTCAGTAGTCAAAACGCAAGACTGAGTGCTATGGTTGGCACCTGCACCGCACCAGTGCAGCAGCTGGTAAGCCAAACAACTAGCTGTGGTACTAGCGGTTCAGGTATAACTGGGTCCGCCCTACCCGTAAGGATGGGCACTGTCTTGTCGACTGCAGAACCGGCCCAGTTCAACTATAAATGCACGACTGAGCATTCACTTTACAAAACATGGTTACGTTTTGTAAGATGATTGCAACGAGTGTGTGCCAAATAAACCAACTCGTTTCGAGATTAATGGTGAGCGGCATTATCAAACTGATAAGCCCAACAAAGCGTATCCGTCAGTAACTACCATTCTTGGCAAGACGGCAAGCGCACATTCAAAGAAAGTTCTTTCTAATTGGCAAAACAAGAATCCAGGTGGACTCGAGAAAGCAGCGGCGAGAGGGACCGCAATCCATAACGCCTGCGAGAGATACATCCGTGGATTAGAAGTCAAACTCCCTGACGAATACTTGCCGTTTTGGGAGGGGCTGGCCCAACACTTAGATCGCTTTGACTATTTTCTTTGGTCAGAGAAACCACTCAAACCAGAATGGAAACACTGCGTTGGCTCTGATGGTATCAGCAGAGTCTGGTCTCACGACTACGGTTTCTGCGGCTGTCCTGATTTAATCGGTGTCCGCAATGATGTCATAATCCTTGGAGACTTCAAAACTTCCAATAGTCCGTACTGCCGATATTTCCCGAAAGAAAATAACCGAGCCAACTTCACAGGTTGGAGCAAGCTAAATAAGTGTGGATTGCAACTAGCTGCCTACGCCCTGGCCATAGAGGAAACACTTGGCCTGCATGTTGATGCTGCTCAGATCATTGTTTCAACACCAGAAATCGACCAATCATTCCTATTTCATGGCGATGAACTAGGTCGGTTCCGCACACGATGGCTACAGCGCGTTCGGCATTATCGTGAGTTAAAGGAGGAAGAATCTAAAGAGGCTGAATCTACTGAGACAGTCGCTTCGTAAACCAATAAAAAAGGACCGCAAATTTCACGCGGTCCTCGTAGGGTTCTTTCTCACCTCTTATCTTACACCATAAGCCGTTGTTAACAGAATCCGACCCTGACAGAGATAGACAAGCGATCGTAATCACATTGGGCCGTGGTGAAGTTCGCCAGTTATACGAAACAGTTAGCTTCCATCTAGACCGCTGGGACAACTATCCAGACAGACCAGTCGAGGAAAAGGAGAGACTTCTTGCACTGCAGACCTTCTTGAACATCGCGCTACTGGAATTCTCGTTCCATGGCAGCAATAAATAACCAGCTACTGAGGACTCTTTGCAGTAGATATTACTTTGCTTTAGCTGCTGCGGCGAAGGCCTTACGCAGAGGCTTATGTTCGCTTCCTGTCCAGGCCTCTAAAGCTTTAATAACAAGGCATTCCCCTTCTAACATTTTCATTGCCGCTGTCAGTTCAGAGCCAGTAAATATTTTTGCACCACGCAAGACATCCTTGATCTCCGGTACGAACTGATCAGGGAACTCAATACGATTATCAAGCTCCGCCCATGCCTGCTGTGGCGTCAGCATTGCATCACGCGCGGCATCTGAAAAAGCTTCTGCCATGGCATTACAGAACGATTCAGCTCCCTGGTCTGAATAAGTAACAACCTTCTTTGGTCTTGAATCGACAATATCTCTCACGTCAGTAAGGGAAGTCGAGCCCGGCTCCAACATGCGCGCCTGAGCTGCTGCCATGTGTTCCATTAACAAGAGGAGATCACCCTGACCTGCACTGGAACGAATCCAGCGACCTACATCTTCAATACCAAGAGACACTGGCGTCTCCTGCTTTAGATTCCCAGTTCTGTAGTACTCGTGCAACGCATTTGAGGTGACCCCCAGCTCCTCAGCTAGAGAGGCTGTTATAGAGGTTTTGATATTGAAAGGCGGCACTTCCCCGCGCAAATATTTGGTCAGAGTTCCAATCGTTATCTTCAGTCTTGCAGACAAATCCCTTTGAGATATCTGACCGTGAATCATGCATTTATTTAGGACAGCGATAAAACGCTTGATCTGCTTGCGTTCAACTGCTTGCTCAACTGAAAATAAAGAGCCCGTCTCCCTGGCCCCTGTACCGCTCCCCTCAGGTTCACTAGTGCCGCGCTTTGCCATTCGTGGATGATCTCCTGTTACGGGTGACGCCTCGACGTCTACAAACCATAAGAGATAAATAGCTCAACTGACAACCCAGAATTCATACTCACCACAATGATCCTTGACCTTGACCAATGAAGAATCAAATGATACGAAACTCTGTGTTCTCAATTGACCACAGGCTTTCACGGACAACACTGTAATGATATAGCCGCAAGATAGAGCTTGATATTCGTAAGATGAGTCTTGCTTATATCACTAGATTCATCAAAAAACCGAATCATTATCAATAAAACGTATAGAGCCAATACACGTAAGACAAACAACCTAGGCAAACTATGCAAAATATGTCAATGATTCCAGGTATAGCGGTTTACTTACTAGCTGACTTCACCTCTCTCAGTGATAAATATCGCCTAGCACCTCAGTGATAGCCAAGACTTTGCCGGATACCCTCAAGCACTAGACATGCGTGCCCTGTCACACTATATGTATGTCTGAACTTGCGCGATATTGATGGTTCTCTTCTCAACGCACCCAACGATCAAGAACAAGCCGACTCACTGGGATCCAACTTTTGCGACGAACTGGCAAGAGCATTCCGGTGACCTCTTGCAACTTCGGCAGCACGTTGAAGCCGGTGGAGCTTTCATTGCTGCAGCCATGAGCTCTGGCCACCGCAGTAGTTCGGCCTTCAAGAAAGCGGATCTTGCTTGTGTGGATATCGATGAGGGACTCTCGATCGAAGATTTTCTCAAGCATCCACTAGCCGCATCAGCAGCTTGGGCTTATACAACTGCTTCCCATCGCACAGAAGCGAATAGGTTCCGCGTTGTTTTTCAACTGCCCGAAACCATCACAGATGCCTCGCTATATAAAGGTCTGATCACTATTCTTTCGCGCTCCCTAGGAGGAGACAGGAGCTGCACAGATGCCTGCCGGCTCTACTACGGCAATGACGCAGCCGAGGCACCCCTGTGGCAGCCCAAAGCTTCCCTAAGCGGGGAGATCATGGACGATGCCCGCAGAGAAGCGGCAGCGATGACGATGAGGCCTGATGCCTCAAGCCTGCACTACGACGACACAACCCTCGAGCAAGCGATCTACGTCCTCAACGAGGTCCTTGAACCGACAGCTGATGGCAATCGCGCTCATTTCCAAAAAGTGACGGCGGCCTGCGCCTCGATGGGTAACAGGATATTTCCTGCATGGTCCGACTGGGCATCGCGAGGCCATCACGGCAAAGGTAAGAACTCATCTCAATCCAGTGAAAAATTCTTCTTTGGCTGGAAAGGTGATCGCACGACACCAGGCTCACTCTTCTGGCTAGCTGATAACGAGCAGCCTGGTTGGCGCAGGAGTCTCCCAGAGGAACTACGGCCAACAGGTGGTGGGCCGGACCCACATATCAAAGCCGCAGGTTATTCACACGAGGATTTCCTAGGAGATCCAGACGATCTGTTCTCTCCCAGCCTGATAGAAGAACCGATCGCATATACCCAATCGATATTCGACGAAAGCAAACCATGGACAACAATCGCAGCGACTGCTCCCGAGCCAATCCATGACCTAATCGACGAAGAAGAGGATCCAGGTGCGGAGTTCTTGGAAAATGATTTCTTTGATGGACCCGAGAGCGAACCTGTAGCTACAGATAAACAGGGATCAAGCGAAACCAAAAAAGCTGATAAGGACAAAGAAGATCCCGAGAAATACGCCAGCATCAAGCATCACCTCCTACGTCTATACAAACGACTCCGGCTCAACACCATGAGTCAACAACTGGAATACGGGAGCCTTGATAAACCACAGGAGATTCATGACATCTCCAGCGCCTACATATACATAAATACAGACTGCAAGAAGAACTTCCAAAAGGCACCAGTCCATGACATGGCCCATGTCATTGGCTATGAGAACAGATACAACCCTGTGACTCGCTACCTAGAAAGAGTCCATACAACCTGTGAACCCTGTCCATATTTTGATCGTCTAGCCACTGAGCTACTTGGTCTCCCCGCAACAGAAGATCAAAATCCCAAGATGCCTGATGGCACGCGGATCGCTGACCTCATCCTCAAGCGATTCCTGGTTGGTGCTGTAGCTCGCATCCTCAACCCAGGATGCATTCATGACTGGATGCCTGTACTAATCGGCTCTCAGAACTGCGGCAAGACAACATTCCTGCAATACCTCACACCTCCTGATCCCAATGAGCCAGGTTCGTATCCATGGGTCTCAACAGTCCAGCAGGGGATTTCTTATATCAAGGATCGCCCGCATGTACTCCACGCTGGCTGGATCGTTGTGCTCGACGAATGCGAACGATATTTCTCACGGAAATACACCGAGGAATTAAAGAACCTCGTGAGCGTTGCTGTAGATCGTTCTGCCAGAAAATATGAGAACGAAAAGTGCTATCGCAGGAGTTTCGTCCTAGCTGGTGCAACTAATTCAGCGGACTTCCTCACCGATCCAACCGGCAATAGGCGCTTTATGCCAATCATCGTCGAAGGCAAGGTGCCATCCAAGCAAGATCCAAATCTAAAAATCATCGATTTAGACCGTCTCAAGCAAGACCGTGACTCGATCTGGGCTGCTGCTTACCGGGCTTATCTCGATAATCCGGTCAACACCTTCACTAGTTGGGAGCTATGTCACGTTGCTGATTACTCCAGCTCCTTCACCAAAGACAATCCTATTGAGAGCCGACTACAGCAGGCAATCAACGGCACCCATGCAGCGCAGTCCGGCACATGCAAGCAGACAGGAAAGAAATACATCTCCTTGGCTGACACCTATGAGTGGCTAGACATACACGTCGACCGTCACAAAGCAATGGATACATCGATTGTCGACGTCCTTAAGCGCTGGGGCTATACGAGAAAAGTAGTTCGAGTGGAAGACAGATTCAGCAGAAAAACCAAGCAAATGCGAGTTTGGCTTAGTCCCAAGTGAATCAGTCTTAGACAGTCTTAGATGAGACTCATTATGCGGCTCTAGTAATAGGGCCGTTTTTTAATGGTTGCCGTCTCAGGAATAGATAATCTGTGACAGCACCATCCGCTGGGATCTGCTGCACTGCAATGAGTCTCAAGTTTGGTACACTTTAAGCATGCTTCCTTAGAACTTTTACACACGCAAATCACCCTTGCGGTTCTCTCTGTGCAGTCCTCTTTATCTTTCTCTCACTTTTTCTCTCTATATAATGAAAATATCAATGTCTCTTCCAAGAGTCGCTTAGTTACTTCTAGAACTAAGAAGAGGAAGAATACCTGTGTAAAGTCCTTAGGGAGCATGCTTCCCTGTGTCACAAAGGGCACTTCTATTCCCCTGCAATGGATCTCAGGGAAGGGGGTAGTCACAGTTCCTCTATACCCTGCAGATCCCTTCTGGCGCAATGGATTCGAGCGAACTAGCGAGCTGATCGCAGCTGACTAAGTGGTGGACGCATCCACGATTGGCATAACCAAAGCAGAAAACGATTACCTTTTGTGTGCCAGAGCACGCAGACATGAGGGGTTCAACCTTCCAGGACCAGAAACATCCGCTATACGATCACGATCGCAAGCTGATTGACCACCTATTAGCCACTCCTGAGCCGCTCAATCAAGAGATTATTGATGCTGCCCGCCTGTTTATTCGCTATGACGGGGCACACGGCTCGTTCGATATACAGCACGACTTACTCCGTGTGCTCGAGAACTGGAAGATGAGTAGAGACGATCTCAACCTCGCAGCCAGATTGATCTGGACCGGCAATTGGCGGCCAGAGTCTCATGACGACACACAGATTGGATCCGGCGCAGATGTGTCTACTGACTAGGTATCTTCTTACGTAATAACTCGCTTCTTTCCACTGCTCTGAGCCTCGACTCATGATCATTGAAATGACCATTCAATACACGAATGTCATCATTCAACTCGGACCTCAACAATTGCATCTCACGCAATATGGCCTGCATTCCAACCTTCATTGAACCCTGCTCAAATGCCATGCGCCATAAAGCGCCAACACCAGCTACACCAAGGCCAATAATTACTGGTAATTCAATCATTAAGAACTTAGAGAATATGCATCCTTTGTTCTTATTCTAAAAACATGGACAACATAAAAGTTCCAAAAGCTCCTAAAGAATGGGATCAGCGCTTCCTTGTCATAGCCTCGCATGTCGCTAGTTGGAGTAAGGACCCATCCACAAAGGTTGGTGCAGTTGCCGTTAGAGACCGCAGGATCCTGGCGACGGGCTTCAATGGCATGCCAGCTGGGGTTGCAGATTCTGACATAAGACTCAAGGATCGTGAGACTAGATTGGCTATGACAGTTCACGCAGAAGCAAACTGTGTAGCCTATGCGGCAAGGGCTGGCATTTGCCTCGCTGGCTCAACTGTTTACGTATGGCCTTTATTTACCTGCAGCAATTGTGCCGCATTATTGATACAAGCAGATGTCACCAGAATCATTACACCTGACTACGTTGAGCCGATACGTTGGAGCGAATCCTTCGACCGTGCCAAAGAGATGTTTATCGAGGCCGGCGTCTCAGTACAGCGGATCCCCATGCGTGGTCCGATATATCCAGCAATAGAAGAAGACGGTGACTTACGCGATCAATTACATAGGGACGCACTTATTTAGAGTATTACTTTTCAGAAAACGTTATCCTGACGTACGAGCTGCAAGACCTCTCTTACCAGTGCCCGAGATTCGGCTTGGCCATCGAGTCATACACGCCTCCGATGGTCGCCACGGCTTCGTCGTGGGTCGAGTTCAGTCGAGGGGCTGGAACAAGCCACTAGTGCCTGTCGCAGTTGAGCAATCAACTCGCTTTGAGTATTGGCCTGCAGCGCAAGTTGCCCTTCGACCTCTATGCGACCAAGTCGCAGCGATGGGGGGCTCCTATCAACCACCTCAAGGGTTCCCCCTTAACACCTGATGACTTCCTCTTCCCAAGCACCAGTAATTTTTGCAGTGGGTGATCGAGTTCGTGAACGTCATTCCGCCAAGGAACGCTTCATTCAACCCATGCAACTCAGGGCTACACAATCACCTGAGGCGAAGAAAGCTCAAGCCTCAATCCTGTACACGGAATGCCGCAAGGGCACCGTTAAGGCAGTGATTGAAAAGAAGAATAAAAACGGCTCCAGAGTTCAGTACCTCGACGTGCTTTGGGACACTTTTAAGACACCTTCTCAACACGCAAGGAACAGGCTCATGCACTTGGATAAATAGAAACGGATACGTTTTAGAAAACTTCTAAACCATGGCACAGTGGCCACTCCCACCAGATCTCCATTCACGGATTGAGGGTGGCCCACTTTGTCCATTCACTGAACATTCTCTGGGTTCAAAAGATGGTCGCGTACCAAGATATGACGATTCTCATGCTTGTGTTCGTTGTGTATCTGCTCTCACAGAGGGACGCTTAACGCTTGATGTACACAAAATTCATAAGACCTTTAGGAGACGCTTTCTCGAGTTCTGGTCCTTTGTTGAAATCAATGTCGATGATCTTGATGAATGCTGGCCATGGCGTGGGCAGTTTCATACCAGGGCCAACTCTTCCTATTTTGCGATACCACGTCACTGGAATAAAGGTCGCCAATACAGCGCACCTCGAGTAGCCACTTGGTTTACATGGGGCGATATCGGACGGCTGCCGCTTAAGAATGTCTGCGGAGACAATAACTGCTGTAACCCATTACATATTCGGATCAGAGGAGTGCCACACTTTTTCCATAACAGGCACATGCAACTCGTAAATCTTGAATTCAGCTCTCATAAGCTAATTACTGAGACGCAATCATTCCTTGAAACAACACGCGATAAGGATCCTAGGAACTTCTCACGGATGGAGAAAAATAACAAAATATGGATTGATTACAGGCTAAACAGTGATGGACCTCTGAACCCTAGTCTTATTACTTCAGAGATGAATCAGCATCAAGACTAAGATATACATATAACTATAAAAATAGACGGATCAGTGCCTACATCAACTGACTGGGATGATAGAAGAAGCGCTTTCTTCGATAGGTGGGGAATTGACACGAGCAGGGATGAAACCTGGGGAGGCTATCGAGACGACGACCCTGGCAGCTTTGAGGGGAGACACTCATTCTATGAAGATGACTCGGATATTTTCCTCCCTAGTATCTATACCCCGGAAGGATCCGAGGAAGGAGAATACCTAGGCCGAGCCACTAAGCCTCTTGAATGGTATAGAGGCAGGGGCGAGGTAGAAAGGGCAATTAAAGACATCGGTATCAAAAACTGGAACTCTGAAAATGACATTGGTCAGGTTCTTGCGAAACTATATAAAGATGAAATGGAAGGAGTACAAAGAGACGATCCGGAACCAGAAGAACTAGAAGAACCAGAAGGACCAACAGATGCTCGCATTGCCTGGGATCATTTCGAGGGCAGACGCGGCGAAGGAAGTATTCCCTACACTCCTGGTAATCCTGATTCCAGCAGAATGAGCGGCATGCACGCCGCAGCTAACTATGCCGATCGTGCAACAGAGGACTACAACAAAAGATTCATACCTCACCTAATGGCTACAGCGAATCTGACTACTGAGGGGCAGCGCCAAACAAATATGGAAGCAATCGAGAATATGGACTTCAAAGTTCCAAACTTATCTGATCTCGATCCTAAAGATCTTGTAGCACACTATATGGACAAACTCAAAATCGACGATTAGGCTTAAGAGGCCAAGTTATATGCATTACCCACACGAGTGCAAAAGCAAGGCAGAATATATAAGTAATAGGCAACATTAATGGAAGACCTTAAAGAACAACCTTCTGAAGATTCCCCTAAGCAAAAGAAAAAAAGCGCTTTAGGAAAAATTAAAGACGCAATACTTCCCGATCAAGGCGAACAAGCCGCTATTATTTCGACGTTAGTTCGTATCGGCGTATTAGTGTGGTCTGGTGGTATCTTAACCCTTAACTATGTAACAATCCCTGGCCTCGCTCAGCAAAAGATAGATCCAACTTTCATCGCGTCGGTCTTCACGGGAATTTTAGCAACATTTGGCGTGTCGACAGCTTCTAAAAAGGGCGATGGCACCATGAAGATGGACGATGAGCCAAAGGATAAGGTCACCAAAAAGGACATGGAAGAATTAATCGCAAAGGCCACAACATCAGGGCCGACTCAAATCATCAGAGTTGAACAAGGACCAATCAGGATCATCGGCGCTACAGACGAACCACCTAACTACAAAATGTAATGACTGAACCACTTTCATTAGACGCTACGCAGGAAACAAAGCTAGTAGTCCTGCAACTTAAAGTTGAGCGCCTCGAAGAGAAACAGGGCGAACTACTCGAACGAGTAAAAGCCGTGGAGAAATGGGTTATCGGTGCGGCAGCAGTCGTCGCCGCAGGGACCACATTACTAGGGCTGCTTG